GTATATGTTCTTGAAAAGGCGTGAAGACTAAAACGGCTGGAAGAAGGAGGACAATTAAACTTACCTCATCTTTCCACGAACCTTTCATTTGGTCCACGGCACTTTGTTCCCATTTCACTTTTCCGGCTATTTGATCTTCTTTTAATTTCTTTGCTGCTTTTATTTCAGTAAGCTTTAACTCTCCCTTCATTTTCTTCGTAGCCACGAAGCCTTTAACTCCATCTGCTACTACACCTAATAATGGTTTTGCTAATAGTTGCCACATGTTAAACTCCTTCTACTACTTCACTGCCGAATGGTTGTACTAACCATGCGCCTGGAGTAGCCATTTGATTTCCTAACTCTTCTCCATATATCATTTCTCTGTCTGCAAATCCAGTAGGATCTAACTCAGATAAACTTGTTTGTTTCCAAAACTTAGGATCACTTAAAGCTAATGAGCTGTCTGAATAATAAGGTTGATCTAAATAATCATCCCAACCAAATCCTCCATACCAATTTTCATCAAAAGAAGGAAAACTATAACCTATTTCTTCTAAAGCATCAAAATATTCATCAGTCCAAATATCAGCATTTGGATCGTTTAAAAGATTAAAAGCTTTATATTTTTCAGGGTCACCTTCTGTATCTTGAAAAGTATTAATTCCAGTTTGATCAAAACCAGTATTTACATTTGGATCAAAAGTTCCTGGTGAAAATAATGTGTTTTGCATCGCTATTTCATTTCCATCAAATAATTGTAAAAGTTGTTGATATTCTGGTAAACTTGTTAAACCTGATTCAAATTGATTATCAGTTAACCCTTGTGTATTCATTTTACCAATTTTACTTTGAATGGCTTTTTTTAATAAATTTGTTTGTTTTTCGTATTCTGTAACCCCTCCAAGTACTCCTTCATTTTGTGCAGTAAAAAATCCTATATCAGCTGCTGTTTCAAAAGCATCTGGGTCTTCCATCCATAAACTTAAATCATCGCCATAGTTAGCATAATTAGCTTGTGCCTCTTTAAATTGAGCCATTTTAATTTCTTCTTCTGTAGGTCCAGGAGTAGATGGCGTAAAACCAGCTGCACCTCCTGGTGGAATTCCTTGATTATTATTTTGAGGAGGTAAATTATTTCCACCTTGATTAGGTGGGCTAAAATTTGGCGTTCCTGTTGATACGGGTGGTGGAAGAGGTGGTTGTGAAGTACCACCTTGTGTAGTGCTTAAATACCTATCACGTCCATTCATTATTTAAATTGCTGTAAATAATTTTGGTAATATGTTTCTCCTTTTGGGAAAAAGGGAGTATTAGGGCTTAAGTATGGATCAAAATACGCTACATCTTCATAACCAAATTGAGGATTCATAGGATCTTTTATTGCCATACCTTCAAAAAATTCATCGCCACCTACAAATGTAGTTGGGTCATCAGTAAAGGTAAATTTTTTCATAGCGTTTGCAATAGGTGAATTAGATTCACCACTTTCTTCTGCTTGTGCTTTTTCTGCTTCAGCTAAAAATGCTTTGCCTGTAGGTGTAGATGCCAAACCAGTCATAAAATTGTCCATGTTAAATCTTGGAGTAGCCTCACCAAACATTGGTTGTTTATAAGAATCAAAACCTTCTTTACCTAATGTATCTTCCCCTAATTGTCCTAAACCATAATTAATTCTGCTACTTATTTGAGCGTTTCTTAGTGCTGTGTTTGCCTCTTTTATTAAACGTTCTCTTTCTTGATTGTCAGTTGCTAAATCAGCAAGACGCATGTATTTTTTATAAAATGCATCGTCACTAGGAGTCATGACAGATTCTCTTAAATTATCTGTTAATGCATCACCTAGTATTTTTTTATTTTCTGATGCTTTAAGCATTGGGTCCATAAACAATTCTTTACCAGCTTTTGCCATTGCACCATAAGCACCCATAATACCAGTTTTCGCATCTTTGCCCATTCTTATGGCATCTTCTGTTGCGCCACTAAATATATCTGAAATAGTATTTGCTAATCTTCTATCCCAACGATTAGATGAAACACGTCTTTTAGGTTTTTTAAACCTTCTGTTACGTCTAAATTCGTCTGCAGATCGTCGTCCTGCTTGAAAAGCTTTATTGGTTGTAGAGCCCCTATAGTTAGGGGCTCCCCTAGAACCAGCGA